CATGGCTGCATAACCAGCGAACGTGAGCGAGTCAATGACGAGTATGTCTTGCGTTGTCCACGAGGCTACTGGCCCGAGGTCCTCATCGCCATCTTTCCAGTGGTTAAGCATTTGGACTAGGCGATTCCAGACAGTCGCGGACTTCGGGCCTCCGGGGACGGCATTCAGACTCGATGCCTTTTCTGTTATTGTGACTGCTTTCAACGAGCCCTTCTTGTAGTTCTTGTATGGGCTCGTTGGGTCGAGCAACTCGTTCCGGAGTGCTGGAAGGCCATTATCCAGATCAATCACTCGGACGCTGTAAGGCCCGCATAGACTGGCAAGGGAGCCGGTCTTACCAGAACCACTGTCTCCGATGTAGAGAAGTTTGATCGGATCGGTGGATTTAATGTCTTCAATGTTGGCCATTGCTATTCGCTCCGTGCAACTGCTGGGTCCCAGGGGGACTTGACGTAGGCTGCTTCCATCCAGGACTTCCGGGCACCAGGGGATCTAGAGCATAAATCGCGATAGGGACAGCCACCCATGTAGCCACAAGACTTGTCGTTCATGGGCCACCTATCACTTTCGGCGTAGATACCCATCAAGTTAATCCACGTTCTGGTGTCTTCGAGCCATTCGACTAGCTCGGGGTTCTTGCGTGGTATTTCTCGACGCTCGAATTTGGAGCCTGTGACTTGAAGTTGAATGGCATCAATGAGAACGCCAGTCACTTCCTCTTGAAGACCCCATTTACCAGCGTAAGTATAAAAACTCACCTGGTTGTCGGGTGAAAACTGGGAGAAGTATGAGTCTCCGAGGTAGTTCATTCCTGTGGTCTTGGTGTCGCAGATGTAATAGGCACCCTGGAAATCAGCGAGACGATCGAAGTGACCAGCGAAGAAGATGGGTTCGCCAGTCAGGGCTGTGAACTCGCGACCATTATAGAAATCCTTCGGAATAAACTTGAACGACAACTCAACAGCAGGTTTGCCATTTTTCAAGATCCTGGTTTTTGCTGTGTCGTCTTTGCCGTAGGTATCGAGATACCAGACGATCGTGCGCAACAGCGTAAGACGAGTCTTCTTCCGTTTATGATCTCCTGAGTCCCAGGGCTTACCTGTTTCTTTGTTCCAGGTGGCATGGAGAGCGTTGCGAAATGCTATCCGCAGTGCTTCCTCATGATCCGCGCCCTTGGCCTTGGCGTGCTCATAATCCTCTCTCGCTTTGTGCATCAGCAGGCCGAACGTCAAGTGATATGACGTTTCGCGGGGCACGTAGCCGAGGACCACTCGATACCAGTAGCGACGAGGACATAGTTTGAACTCGCCCAGAGAGGTCTGGTCGATAACTAACTGGAGAGTGGGGAGCTGGAATGAGAAACTGGAGTTGACGTATTGATCCATCAGATCCTCCTGGATGGGAGGGATTTAATATCCAGCGTTTTCATCCTCTGGATGACTTCCTTGGTGGCCCGAGCAGAGATCTTGTCGTCGTTTCGGGCTGGCTTGGACTTCTCTACACTTTCATAGCGTTCGCGATTGGCCCGAAGTTCCAGGATGAGTTTTCCAAGTTCCTCTTCCGTGATTAACTCCACATCACGGTTGAATAACTCCGAGATGGAGTCTGGTGAAGCCTCGGTTAGGGCACTAGATTCGGGTAGTAATGCCACGACTTTCTCTCCTTTGTTCATCACGTAAACGATTTTCAGCCTCTTTCCATTCAAGAACCTTCTCGTGCATGATTTCGCGAACGACTGTGGATACCCCGATGGGTTGGATGCCAGCTGGGCCGAAACGGGACTCGAGATACTCCCAGGTTTCGGTATAGAACGTAATATGATGCCTGGTGATGGGGAGTCTGGAGATTTTAGGCATCGTCGTCACCGAGATTTAAATCGAGAACACCTCTGTAATCAATCTCGCTGATTGAGTTTGGTTCATGTTCCAAGACTGATTTGTGGACTATTTCGAGGTTTGCTTCCTCTGGAAAGCGGGAGTTACGAAGCGCAAGCTCGTATAACGACTTGTCGTTCAACCAGGAACGAACCTGGTAGAGATTGCTCTTCCAGTAGGCAAGAGCTTGGTCTGGGACTCGTAACAAGAGTCCTATGGTTTCGGCCTGGGCGGCTCGCCAGACTTCACATAGCACGTCTACATGGTCTGGTTTGTCGATCTTGGGACGACCGAACTGTGACATTCGAGTCATGGAAGGATTTCCTTGAGATGGGCGTCTGCTAGGTTCTTACGGGCCTCGAATAGGCCTCGAGCCTTCTGGATGATTATTGGGTCTGATTGTAGATCATGAGCTAATTCGGCGCGCTCAGCGAATGAAAGTCCGTGTTGATTGGCTTGGGTGAAGGCCTCTTCGTCGGCGACTTCGACGATGATTAGCTCGAGAGGGGTGAGTTTATGTGTCCTGCTGCGATTACGAAACTCATAGCCACTGGCATAATTGTAGATCTTGTCTTGCATGATCTTGTAAGCGAAATCAGGTAGAATATCGGTGTTATGCTGGAAACATGATTTGGCGACCCAACTCGTGATGTTGTTTCTTACGTTCTCGATGAACACCTGGTTGAGTGCCTGTGCCTCGGCCTCGTTGATGACGTGGCCGGCCTGGTAGCGACGAGGGATGGTGAAAGAGTGCTGGAGGATGTTGATAGTGAGAGAGGAAGGCATGGCTCGCTCGTCTAGTTTGTTTGTCTAGTTTGCCCCATGATACCATCCCACGGGCCGTGGGTCAAGAGGACTATGGGCCGATCACGACATTGTGATAACACTACGCCTACAGCGTAGTACTCCAAACATCACGAGCAAATTGCTCCCTCATATCTTCCCGACAACCCTTGATTGCATCGTGGCGCCTCATGCATTCGATCTGAATGTCGATGTAGCGCTTGGCCTTTTCTAAATCCTCGATTCCGTTCTTGGCGTCATATCTGCAGACGTATTTGATGACATTGGCTATGTTGAAGGGGAGTTGGTTAGCGTTGATGAATGTTATTGGCTCGATTATGTATCTGGCGTAGTGATTTGGGCGGATAATTCTGCTGTCGTGATCGCTTTGCGATAGGCTTTGGCTCGAAGGGCTTGACACTTGCGACATATTTGAGATCCTTGAGCGTTGTAACGGACGTTAGGAAAGGAGAAAGGGTGGCCGCGTTTGCAGTGGGTTTGACGTGGACGACCAGGCCTTCGGCCTGTAGATTGGTTGGAAGATTGCAGGCTGGTGGTTGTTTGATCGTCAAACGCGGCCACAAAAACTACCTCACGGGTGTCCAGCTAGTCGAGGACAAGAGTGCCATCTTGTAACTTAGGAGGAATCCTTTGAAGTAGATCATTCTTCTTCACTCTCTTCTTCGTCAGAGTCTTCGTCTTCGTCGGAGTCCTCGTCTTCGTCTTCGTCATCTGGATCTTCGACCTCTTCTGGGTCGTCTAGTCTGGAACGGAGTTCCTCCCGATCTACTTGATCGAAAGTCGATAGTACAATGTCGATCTTGTCGCTGAGACCGAAGCGAGGCATGCCTTCGATGATTAGGTTGCGAAGTTCTGCGTCGGTGAGGTCGTCGAGATTGACTGGTGTGGGCATGGTTTTGTCTCCTAGATTAGATTTTCATGGTAGGCATCGAGCCTGGAACATAGGGCTTCGAGACCACTGGTGCTGTTGGTGATGGTGGTTGTCGTGCTGGTTTTGGTTTCTCCGTTGCTGCTTTATACAAGGCCGCTCGGATAGCACCGTCGGGTGTGTCCGAGCGGCCGAACTCCCAGAAACTGATCCCGTCCGTGAGATTGGCTTGCCAGGGGCCATCGGGGATTTGGAATAGATTGTTGAGTCGGAGGCCACGCAATCGGACTATCTCTAACATCGCATCAACTGACATTGCCATCTGACTCTGGTGTATCATCGGAGATCTCCGAAACGACTACTCGGTGAATATCACGTAAGCCGAAGTTGAGCATGCTGCCCATGTTGAGTTCATCGGTCAACACTTCCCACCGATAGAACTCTTTCCAACGGTTTGTTCGATCTCGGACTTGAATGGAGATACTGTAGAGTCGTACTACTGGTTGAGGTTTTGGCTGCTTGCTGGCAGAAGAGGGGATGAGCTTGCGGAACTCTTCAAAGGTGATTGGCTTGAGTGGCTTGTCCATCATTCACTCCGTAAGAGCCAGAGAAGCAAGATGTAGAGCCTAACTCGGAGTGATGGTTTCGATTTGAAGAGCTGGAAAACGGGGCGTTCGTAGCGCCAGCCGTCCAGCTCGGCTTCTTCGTGGTAGAGTGGGAGTCTCATGGCTTATCCTTCAGACTCATGATAGCACGTATGCAGGCATATTTGCCTCGACTGGTTTTGTGACAAGCCTCTATTGCTTCTTCCAGCGCTTCGGCGCGGGCCTTACGCAACGCGATGTCTATCAGCTCGTTCTGACGGTCCCAGCAACTTGTCTCGTGGTTCCATCGCCACGTGTCGCCGTTCATCAGCAGTTTCAGTTGTGCTTCAAAGTCAAAACCGCTCATGGCTGCCGGTCCTTCAGCGCGCGGATGGCGTCGCGGTATTCGATGATGACTGCCATCGGGTCACGGTCAGGCTCGTCATTGATCTGCTCGTACAGACGCGCCGCTTCCTCCAGCGCCTCGTCGCGGGCCGTTGCCAGCATGTCATACAACTCGGTTTCGCTTATAAGCGGCCCTTTCGCCATAGATGCCAGAACAGCACGAGCGACAGGATCACAAGTGCCCAGAAAATCGTCGAGCCGACGTTGTAATGCCACAACCTTGTCATTGCGTTCATCAACGTCCTCCCGCAGCGCCACGATCTCGTCGCGGGCGCGCTGCATAATCCTGCAGGTGTATTGCACTTTCTGGCTACCAGCGAGTTCCTGTGCATCAAGCCACTCATCCAACTCTATCAGCACGTCGCTCATGTCCGATCCTTCAGGGCGCGGATGGTGTCAGCCAGGTCACCACTCCAGCCGTACGTAGACCACGTGTCCTCCATCATCTGCGCCGCCTCCTCCAGAGCTGCAGTGCGAGAGGCAATCCCGGCGGCCACGACCATTTCCTGGACACCGTTTTCGGTACTCAGTGTGGTGGCGACCTGTGCGTAACTGTCTCGCTCCTTGCGCAGCGCCACGATCTCGTCGCGGGCGCGCTTGGCTAAGGTTAATTCCATATCCGCATAAACATATTCTGGGGCTTCACGGCTTGCATGATACCGGTCAAGCCACGCATCCAGCTCCGCCAGCACGTCGCTCATTTCTCTTCCTCTCTTATCTGGTAATCTCTGATGGCCTTTTGAGCAATACCTCCGATATTTCCTAGGGCAAAGACTAGAACATCGTCTACGTCATTGGTGTTCTCGGTGAATGGATAGGGGAGCATGGCTAGGGTTTTGATAGTGGTAAGCAGCGTGATTATTTGATCGTTTCTCATTGGAATGAATCCTTGTTAGCCATCACGAGAGTGTGCTTGGTGCGAGTCTCGCAAACATATTTCAGGTTCTTCTCTTGCTCAAGAGCCCTGCCTCCGGCCTTCTTAGCAAACGTGCTTGGAACTCTCCAGGGATCGAGGTGAATTACTGTGGGCCATTCCATTCCCTTGGCCTTATGCACAGTGCTCAGTGTCACGACACCTGAATCTCGATCGAATAACTTGTCGATCTGGCGGCGCAGCTGGCCAGCATCTTGACATTCAGCACTTTCCAGAATTGCTAACAAGCTCTCGGCTTTGTCGTGATATTTCTCAGCCACCTCTGGTTTGTCAGCGATATGGGCTTTTCCTGATTCATAATTCAGCCATTCGTTGATCTTGCCTCGAACGACATCAGATTTCATGTTGTCGTCTGGGCAGATTTTCTTGGTCAGGGCCTTCAGGCCCTTGCTCATATCACGTCCCAAGACGTGGCAGCCTACACCCTGGCGAATTAGTTTGAACGCCATGCTGAGAAGTGGGGCATTGTTGCGGCACAAGATGGCTACTTCGGAGGGCCACTCTGGAGCAATCTTCGTAATATCACTCCAGGTCCAGCCGTCGTCCTTGGCCAGGTTGATGATCTGGCCCGTCGGATTGGCTCCGAAGGCACGGAATAGCGGAACGTGATCGCGTTGCCTGTCAGCCACCAGCTGAGGCACTCGGAATGAGGTCATCAGCGGCAATTCAATCCAGTTGCTGCGCAACTCTTTGAGTTGCTGCGCAGCTTCGCCTACGGCACCGCGGAAGGCATAGATGCTCTGGCACTTGTCTCCGACGGCCAGGAGCCGGGAGTTTGGCCCGAGAGATTGTTTGACCATCAGGATTTGAAGGGGGTTGAGGTCTTGGTCTTCGTCTACGAAGACGATAGGATATTTCAGGAATACCCCACCGAGCAGGGTCGAGCAATAGATCTGGTCGTCGTAACTGAT